CTGACCTGGCCAACGTCATGAGCGGTCATAGCGAAAAGCTCACTAGCGGCTTCTACCAAGAAGTGCTATCTATCCTTACTGACCCGCAGTATTTATGGGCCGACGTGTTCCCTGGGCGTGTGATTGCGGCTACAAGTGCTAAAGACCTCACTATCGACATAGATCGGCGCAAGAGGTTCTCGACCCTCACTTGTCGTTCTATCGGAGGAACACTTACCGGTGCGGTCGAAGTAACCAAGTGCCTGTATTGTGACGACCTTGTGGAGGACTTGGAAGAAGCCCTTAACCCCCAACGTTTGGAGAACAAATACAACGCTTATGCCAACCAGCTTAAAGACCGCAGGAAGGAAGGCTCATACCAAGTAATGATCGGCACACGTTGGAGCGTGCACGACGTGCAGGGACGAATACAGGCGCAGTACGAGGGCAATCCTCGGTATCGTTTTCGGGTCATACCAGCCTTAAACGAGCATGGCGAGAGCAATTTTGATTATCCTTATGGCTTAGGGTTCAGCACAGCGTACTACATGGACATGAAAGAGAGCATTGACGATGCGACGTGGTGCGCCAAATACATGGGTGAACCATACGAACGTGAGGGACTCTTATTTCCGAAGGAGGAACTCAATTACTACAACGGTACTTTGCCAGATGGAGAGCCCGACAGAATCCTAGCGGCAGGAGACATTGCCTGGGGAGGTGGAGACAGCCTCTCGATGCCAATAGCCTACATCTATGGCGATATTTGCTACATTCACGATGTGATGTTCAACAACGGTGATAAAGAAGTCACTCGCCCAATCGTCGTGGGGAAATTGAAGCAACACAAGCCCCACATGACCCGGTTTGAGGCTAACAACGGTGGTGACGAATATGCCGACAAAGTGGACGAGCTGCTGCGGGCTGAGGGTGTTAAATTGAACATCAGTCACCGCAAGTCACCATCAAACCAGAGTAAAATGTCTCGCATTATCCAGTATTCTCCAGAAATAAAGCGTTTTTACTTCCGAGATTACAAGAACTCCAATCAGGAGTACAGGAAATTCATGGATGAATTAACTAGTTTTACTGTATCAGGTAAAAACAAGCACGATGACGCACCAGACAGCTTAGCTATGTTGGCGCACTTGATGGAATATGGTAGAGGTTCTGTAGAGGTGTTCAAAAGACTTTTCTAATCCCTTCTAATTGGAGACTATTGACAAGTTGTCCATTTGCTAATATTATGTATTTGGGGGAGTATGTATGAATATTAAAGATCGGGTAATTTATATAGCCGCTCCCTATGGAGGAAAGGAAGAAAACAAAGACAAGATAGAAAGGCTTATAAAAGAACTAGTGCATCTTTACCCAGACTGTTGCTTTGTTTCTCCTATTCACTGTTTTGGGTTTTTATACGATGAACTTGATTACGAAGAAGGTATGGAACATTGCTACACGCTCCTTGATCTTTGCTCCGAAATATGGATTTTTGGTGACAGCAAGGGCACTCGCCTAGAGCGAGCCTACGCCGAAAGGTACAAGATACCGATAGTGGAAAAGTGGTGATAGTATGAGCAGGCCGATGTTCGGGCGAGAAGTCATATATACACACGAAACAGAGATCACCGAGCACAATGTGGTCGAGGTTCTTAATGACGCTTATCAGATACACAGGTTTAACAGCGCAGACATAGACTATCTATACAATTACTACCGGGGCAAGCAACCTGTGTTGCAACGCACTAAGACCGTTCGCCCTGAGATAAACAACCGCATTGTGGAAAACCATGCGCTGGAAATAGTGGAGTTTAAGAAGGGCTACGTCTTTGGGGAACCAGTACAATACGTGAGCCGAGGCGCAGACGATGAGGTTTCTAAGCAGGTCGCCCAGTTGAACGAATACATGTTTGCAGAAGATAAAGCCACTAGAGACAGCGAGCTTGCAGAATGGTTTTTTATCTGTGGCACAGGCTTTCGTATGATATTGCCAGACCCGATGGCCGGCATAGACCCCGACGATAGTCCCTTTGAAATAGACATATTAGACCCGAGATATACCTTTGTGGTGTATCATAGTGGTTTTGGCAACAAGCCCTTGATGGGCGTTACCTATATTCGCCAGCCTGATAACATCATTCGTTTTAGCGTCTATACACAGACTCATTATTACGAGATTATAGACGACAAGATCGTCACGAGTTATCCACATGCTTTGGGAGATGTGCCGATTATTGAGTATCCGGCTAACAAGTCAAGGCTGGGAGCCTTTGAAGTTGTGCTGGGCTTGTTAGACGCACTTAATACAATAGCATCCAACAGGATTGATGGCATAGAGCAGTTTGTGCAGGCTTTCATGAAGTTTGTTAACTGCGACATAGACGAAGAAGAATTTAACGCTCTCAAAGAGTTAGGTGCTATTAAGATTAAGGGAGAACCAGGCAATCCTGCTGATGTAGACATAGTATCGTCGGAATTAGACCAGACGCAGGTACAAGTCACCAAGAATGACCTCTATCAGATGGTGCTTATAATTTGCGGCATGCCTGACAGGAACGCCCCCGCTCGGTCGGCTGGCGATACTGGACAAGCTGTCATGTTGCGTGATGGGTGGAGTGCCGCCGAACAGAGGGCGAAGGACACCGAGTTGGTGTTTAAGCGTTCTGAGAAGCGGTTTTTGAAGATTGCACTCAAAATCATTCGCGATTTGGGCGGCCCAGACATCAGGCTCAAAGACATAGACATCAAGTTTACTCGCAACAAGACCGACAACCTGCTTACAAAGACACAAGGGTTGCAGAATATGCTAGAAGCTGGCATACACCCGCTTATCGCTATCACCAACAGCGGGCTATTCTCAGATCCTGAGCAGACATATGTAGATTCTGAGCCGTATTTGGCTAAGTGGAAGTACGCAGAAGCTACGTACACGCCGGGCAACAACAAGCCCATGCAGGCAGGTGATGCGATTGATTGAGGTACGATGTCGTTACTGCAACAAGCTTCTGGCCAAAGCTAGGGGCACAGTTGAGATTAAATGTCCTAGATGCGGAAAATTAAACACTATTAACACCGAGCACCAAAAGAGTGCCAGTTAAAGAACTGGCACGTTTTTCTTCTATATAGACGAGAGAACGTCTTTAAATAACTCAGACACAGGGAGAGAACCCTTAAAAACACACAAAATCGTGAGAGAACACGTTAAACACAGGAGGTAATACGTAATGAGTTTGAAGGCGTTATTGGGTGATGCATACCGGGAAGATATGACTGCGGCTGAAATTGAGGCGGCATTAGCGGGGAGAAGGATTGTTGACGCTGATAGTTTGCCGAAGATGGTCAGTAAAGAAGTCTTTGATAAGACAGCGTCGGAATTGGCCCGTTACAAGAAGGAGCTAAAGGCTTTGCAAGAACAAAACATGACAGCAGAAGAAAGACTTAAAGCTGAGCTAGAAAAAGCACAAGAAATGCAGGCGAGTTATGCTAAAGAGCTTTCAAAATTGCGCGCCAAGGAAGTTTTTGTAGAAGCTGGACTAAAGGAAGATGAATACGAGCCCATCTTGGAGATGGTGGTGTCTGACGACACGGAAGCTACCTTAGTACGTGCAAAAGCGATGATTGATTTAATCGAGTCGCAAAAGAAGGCTGTGGAGAAAGCTGTTAAGGCCCAGTTGTTAAAAGACACTCCTAAGCCCCCAGCCGGCACGGCCCCCGGTGGTGCTATGACCAAAGAAGATTTTAGAAAGTTGACTCTGGCAGAGAAACAGCGTTTTGCTAAGGAGAACCGAGAGCTTTACGAAGCCTTTTATAAGGAGGAATAACGAATGGACTTAAACCACGAACTGGAAAAACACGAACATTCACTTTACGATAATTTTGTCCTAGCCAATGAAATTGAGGATCAATTTAATAGCAAGCTCAATCTAGTCCGTTTTGCCACCATTGACAACAGCCTAGTTGGTGTAGCTGGCGACACTAAGAAGATTCACGTCTATCGCGCAACTGATGGTACTCAAAAGCTTGCGATGGGGATAGGAAATACCAAGGACATCGTAGTAAGCTACGCTGATGAAGAATACGTCATTCAGCTAGCGCAGAACCGATTCCCGTACTATGACGAGGAAGTTATGCGTGACCCGATGGTGTTGCAGGTTGGCCTGCGTCACATGGCAACCGATATGTTCAATACTGTCAATGCTGATATTTTTGCTGAATTTAATAAAACCAACCAGGCCATTTATACCGGTGGCACCACCACGCCTATCGGCTTTGATCACTTTGTAGACGCCGTAGCCCTCCTGGATATGGAAGAAGATGTGCAGGATATTGAAGTATTCGCTTTTGTGAACTCGCGTGAGTTGGCCAGCCTGCGCAAGACCCTGAAGGATGACTTAAAGTATGTTGAATCCTTCGTTCGTACTGGGTACGTTGGCACAGTCGCTGGTGTGAATATTTACACCAAGAAAGACGCCGCCGATGGCGTTGTTATAGTCGGTACTCGAGATGCAGTTACCTTGTTCAATAAGCGCGGTACTGAAGTTGAGCAAGAACGCAA